TGTAAAAGTTCTTGGTACAGATATAATGCTAAAATGGGAACTTGCTGAAAACATGACTAGACCTAATTCTGATAGCACTAAAGTTGAAATGAACTATGCTATATGTGCTCCTAGAATGTACAAGGGTAGAATAGAGTCTATAGTAAGTAAGATAACAGGTTTTGCTGACATGATTCAAATAACACATTTGAAAATGCAGCAAGTTTTATCTAGAATGGTACCAGATGGTGTATTCTTAGATATGGATGGGCTTGCTGAAGTTGACCTAGGTAATGGTACAAACTACAACCCGGCTGAAGCATTGAATATGTATTTCCAAACTGGTAGTATTGTTGGTAGATCCTTAACTCAAGATGGAGAGCTTAATAGAGGTAAAGTACCTATTCAAGAACTACAGTCATCAGCTGGAAGTGCTAAGCTACAAAGCTTAATAATGACTTACAATTATTATCTACAAATGATAAGAGATGTAACAGGTCTTAACGAAGCTAGAGATGGTAGCATGCAAGATAAAGACGCTTTAGTAGGTATAGCAAAGATGGCTGCTAATCAATCTAATATAGCAACTAAGCACGTTAATCAAGCTAGCTTGTTTCTTGCTCTTAGAATATGTGAAAACATATCTTTAAAAATGGTTGATGTACTTTCTTTTCCTTTAACTAAAAATGCTTTAATAGAGAGTATATCACTATTTAATGCTAGTACGTTAGCTGAAATAGCCACACTTAATCTACATGATTTTGGTATATTCTTAGAACTAGAACCTGACGACGAAGCTCAAGCTCAGTTAGAGCAAAACATACAAATAGCTTTACAAAGTGGAGGTATTGATTTAGAAGACGCTATAGATATAAGGCAAATAAAAAACCTTAAATTAGCTAATCAGCTGTTGAAGCAGAAAAGAAAAAAGAAACTAGCAAGAGAACAGGCACAACAACAACAAATGATTCAAGCGCAAGCACAGGCAAATGCTAAAACTACAGAGGCTGCCGCTATGGCTGAGGTTCAAAAAAACCAAGCTATGACAGAATCAAAGGTGCAAGTAGAGCAAGCTAAATCACAGTTTGAGATTCAAAGGATGCAAACAGAGATGACGGTTAAGCAACAGCTAATGGCTCAAGAGTTTGAATATCAAAAACAGTTAGCTCAAATAAAAATGGGCGTAGAGTCTGAAAAAGAAAACAAAATAGAGGATAGAAAAGATAAAAGAGTTAAATTACAAGGAACTCAACAAAGTCAATTAATAAATCAACGACAAAATGATTCAGCTCCAGTAGATTTTGAAAGTGGAGATTCATCACAACTAGGCACGTTTGGTTTACAAAATATAATGCCGCCTAGTTAACTATTTAATAATTATATAATATTTTATCATGTCAGAAGAAACAAAACCACAAGAACCCGTTAAACAAGAAGGCGAGTTCAAAGTTAAAAAAAGAAAACCTAAAAATCTAAGTTTACAATCTAAGGAAGAAATAACTAAGGTTGATTTAACAAAACCAGAAGCAACAGGTGAGATAGCTCCAGAGGTTATAAAAATAGAAGTACCTACTGAGGCTCTAAACAAAGAAGAAGATGCCATTCAAATCGGAGAAACAAAGAAGATGGATGTGGGCGAACAAACCGGAGATAGCTCTGGAATGGACGAACAAGTATCAAAGCCCGAAAAGGTTGTTGAAGAAATTACCCCCATCCAAGAAATAACAAAAGAAGAGGTAAAGGAAATAGCTCAAGAAGTTAAAGAAGCACAAAGAGATGAAAAAATCTTAGGTAAACCTTTACCAGAAAATATCGAAAAGCTAGTATCTTTTATGGAAGAAACCGGCGGAACTGTACAAGATTATGTAGCTTTAAATAAAGACTACAACTCTTACAGTTCTAAAGATGTTTTAAGAGAATATTATACAAAGGCAAAACCACATTTAGATCAAGAAGAAATTAGCTTTTTAATGGAAGATAATTTTGATTTTGATGAAGATGTAGATGAGCCAAGAGAAATACGTAAGAAAAAACTTGCGTTTAAGGAAGAGGTTGCAAATGCAAAACAATTTCTTGAAAGTTCTAAGAGCAAATATTACGACGAGATCAAGTTGAGACCGGGCGTTACTCAAGAGCAACAAGAAGCTATTAGCTTTTACGACCAATATAAGCAGCAACAAGAAGTTGCTACACAAATGCACGGTGATTTTAGAGACAGAACTAAAAAACTATTCAACAATGAATTCAAAGGTTTTGAATTTAATCTTGGGGAAAAAAGATTTAGATATGGAATTAAAGATCCGGTTAAAGTAGGTGAACTACAAGCTGACGTACAAAATTTCGTGGGTAAATATACAAACGAAGAAGGATTAATGACAGATGCTGCAGGTTACCATAAAGCGATGTATGCTGCTATGAACGCAGATAAACTTGCTAATCATTTTTACGAACAAGGAAAAGCTGATGGTGTAAAAAGCATAATCAGTGGATCTAAAAATCCATCTAAAGACGAACCTAGGCGAGTTGCCGACGGAAATGTATTTATAAATGGATTAAAAGTTAAAGCAATTAGTGGGTTAGACTCGTCAAAACTAAAAATTAAAACTAAAAAGTTTAACTAATTAAAAATTAAAATTATGGCAATTGCTCCGCAATTTGGTTCAATCGTACCAAGTCAACAACAACAAACGTTGGCAAACAACTACCTAAATTTTACAGGTGGACAAAACGATTTCTCACAACAATACCTACCAGAGCTTTACGAAGCAGAGGTAGAAAGATATGGTAACAGAACGTTATCAGGATTTTTAAGAATGGTTGGCGCTGAAATGCCAATGACATCTGATCAAGTAATTTGGTCTGAACAAAATAGATTACACATTGCTTACAACGACTGTACTTCAGCTTCTGGAGCGGGAACAATTACAATTCCTGTTACAGCTGCGGGTGCTGCTGTGCCAATTGTAAACGTAATTTCTCCAGGTGCAACAATAGTTGTAATGGATCAATTCGGTGGTGAAGCAAAATGTTTCGTTAGAACTTCTGACACTCGCTTAGCAGGTGGAGGAGGTAATCCAGGACAGTTAGTTGTAGAGCCTTATGGTTTCGCTAATTTAGCTGCTGCTGGTATCGCTGACGGTGCTGGAAAAAAGATATTTGTTTACGGTTCTGATTTTCAGAAAGGAACTTCAACTGCAAACGCAGCTGTAGGAGCAAATACTTACGCTGCTAACGCTAACCCTATGGTTACTGTAGATCCTAGCTTTACTCAATTTTCAAACTCTCCAATAATCATTAGAAGTACTTATACTATTAATGGTTCTGACACTGCTCAGATTGGATGGGTAGAAGTTGCTACTGAAGATGGAACTGGAGGATACTTATGGTATTTAAAAGCTGAATCTGAAACTCGTTTACGTTTTGAAGATTACTTAGAAATGGCAATGGTTGAAGGAGAATTAAGTGCTGGTGGACCTGCTGCATTAACAAATCAAAGTGGTGGTTCTCAAGGTTTATTCTCTGCTATCAGTCAGAGAGGTAATGTACAAACTGGATTTACAGCTGCTGCTGGATTAGATGCTTTTGATGCAATACTTAAAAACTTAGATACTCAAGGAGCTATTGAAGAAAACATGTTATTCTTAAACAGAGCTACTGCTCTTGATTTTGATGATATGCTTGCTTCTATCTCAGGTGGATTCGCTGGAGGTACTGCTTTTGGATTATTTGAAAATTCTGAGGAAATGGCATTAAATTTAGGTTTCTCTGGTTTCAGAAGAGGTTCTTATGACTTCTATAAAACTGACTGGAAATACTTAAACGATGCTTCTACTCGTGGAGCTATTGCTGGACCTGCATCTATTGAAGGTGTATTAGTACCAGCTGGAACTTCTACGGTATATGATCAAATCTTAGGAACAAACATTAGAAGACCATTCTTACACGTGCGTTATAGAGCTTCTCAAGCTGATGACAGACGTATGAAGTCTTGGTTAACTGGTTCTGTAGGAGGTGCTTTTACTTCATCTTTGGATGCAATGGAAGTAAACTTCTTATCAGAAAGATGTTTAGTTACACAAGCTGCGAACAACTTCGTATTGTTCAAAGGAATCTAAGATTCAACAAATGTAATTCTTACCCTCGTTGTAATTACGGGGGTAACAATTACCCTTATAAAATTATTTAATTATATTATATTATGTCAACAAAAAAACAAACTAAACCTACTGAGTGGGAAATAAAAGATAGAAATTACTATCTAACAGGTAACGAGTCACCATTGACTTATACAATACCTAGTAAGCATACAAAAAAACATCCATTATTGTGGTTTGATGAATCAAGAGGATCTCAAAGAGAACTTAAGTACGCAACAAACCAAGCATCTGTCTTTGTAGATGAACACAAAGGAGAATCAACGATGGGTCATATAACTTTTAGAGACGGCGTTTTAGCTGTTCCAAAAGAAAAACAAAACTTACAAAAACTATTATCTTTATATCACCCTTTGTCAGGGCATAGATTTAAAGAACTAAAACCACAAGAAAATGCTGTTAACGAATTACAGTGGATGGAGTGGGAAATACAAGCACTTTTAGCAGCTAGAGATATGGATATAGACCAAGCTGAAGCTGTATTGAGAGTGGAAATAGGAACTAGCATAAACAAACTAAGTTCTAAAGAAATAAAGAGAGATTTATTAATGTTTGCTAAATCAAATCCACAATTATTTATGGAGTTAGCGAATGATGAAAATGTACAATTAAGAAATTTTGGTATAAAAGCCACTGAAGCTAGAATAATAAAGTTATCACAAGATCAACGTGTATTTACTTGGGCTAGCAATGGAAGAAAATTAATGACTGTACCATTTGATGAAAATCCATATGCAGCGTTTGCTGCTTTCTTGAAGACTGACGAAGGAGTAGAAATATACAAGTCTATCGAGAAAAAGTTTAAATAACATGTAATACTAATATAGGGCTCGTTCACTCGGGCCCATATTATAATAAACAAATTAAAATGGCAATAAACGTAGATCAAGTTTATAAAACAGTCTTGTTAATAATAAATAAGGAACAAAGAGGTTATCTCACGCCTAACGAGTTTAACAAGTTAGCTACTCAAGTACAGCTTGATATAGTTGACACTTACTTTGAAACTATAAACCAACAACTACGAGTGCCGCAAAACGAAAGTGAATACGGCAACAGGTATAAAAGCGTACAGGAAAAACTTGACGTTTTTAAAACTATAGGCTCTTGTACTTATACGGCGCCAACTACCACGCAACCAGGTTTTTTTACAACCCCAACATCTTCAGGGACAGCTACTGGAACTCAAAACTTAACAGGAACACTAAACACTATATCATATCCTTTAACAACTATAACTCAAGCTCAGGTTGAACAAAGCCAAGTTGTTGTAACTGTTAATGGTGTTGTATACACCAACTACAATATAACAGGTGGCAATTTTAATTTAACAGCGGGAGCACTAGGGGTAGGCGTAAGTATAGTTATAACATTGTATCCTTTAGATTTTTATAAGTTAGGTACTGTTATTTATAATGACGACAAAGAGGTTGAAGCTGTTCAAAGAAATGAACTAGCTCAATTAAACTTATCTACAATAACTAAACCTTCAACTTATTTTCCAGTTTACATATACGAAGATAATAAAATAACTATATATCCTCAATCAATAAATTCTAACGTACAAGCTACTTACGTTAAAAAACCAGCGGATGTTGTTTGGAACTTTACATCGTCAGCTCCTGACTATACATACACGTGGAATCCTTCAACATCAGTTGACTTTCAGTTAGATATAACAGAACAAACAAATGTTGTTTTGCAAATTTTGCTTTATGCTGGAGTTGTAATAAAAGATCCAAGTATAGTTCAAGCCGCTGCTAGTGAAATTGCTCAAGAGG